GTTAACATCAAAATCCTCCGGCCAAGAACTTTTTCCAATCTTGAGCGTTACGAATATCCCATCCTCTATTATCTATAGACTTTATTACACCGTCTATAAACTCAACGATTGTTTCATAGTAAACAACCTTTTTCTCAAGCTCAATAATATCTTCATCAGAGTTGATATACATCTGAAGGTCATTTTTCAAAACTTTCAAATCAAATGGCTTAGCGGCATAAACCTTCGCATCAGCTTTACCACCATAGTATTCCCACTTCTCACGATATAGTCTTTTATGTTCTCCTTTACATTGAAACATCATGAGTTTGTATTTGGACTTATAGTCCAGCCATTTTGGTTTGATGATTTGATTTTTATACGATTGTTGGTGTAGGTCTTCATCATCTATAATAATAAGGTCTTCTTTGGCTTCTGCCTGTAATTCACTTAACTTGTCCATTTATTTCCTTTATAATGTGGTAAATTCATATAATTGATATGTAAATGTTGCTTGCGCTGTCAAATATTGAACATCTGCCGCATCCTGACTAAATTGTATTGCACTTAGTGCCACTGGATACATATTCTGATAATCAACTTGAAGAATGGGATTGTTCTTATTCGACAACACTATTAAGTTAGCATCAGAAAACAGAGCGTTCGCTGGTGTGGTTCTTCCAACTCTCTCTGGAGATGGTGTGCTAATCGGTTGACTAGGAGTATTTGAGATATTTGATCTAAAGTCACTAAACTGTTTTCTGCTTTTTGGAAAACCAATCGCAGTCATCCACTCATGTAGTGACCTGTAGTTTTCTAGAAACTCATCAATAATAAAAGTTATATCTAAATTTTCATATGTTAGTTTATCGCCCATGATTGGAATATCCTTAAACGGCGTGGGAAAAATAGCTTCTCCCATGTTGATGCCAGGAATATTCGCAGCGACCGTGAAAAACTCAACCTTCGGTAATTGGTTAATACCAAAACGAAATTGAGTTGGACTTAAATAATCCAGTTTATCTGGTTGTCTTCCAAGTGGACCTGTTGCCATGATATAGTTATTTATAACATCAGAAACGACTCAAAAATCTTGCTATGTGGTGAACAAAGGGTAACAATAACAAAGCCATCAGCAAGTTCATACCAGTGTGTGCCATCGCTATTCGTAATGTATCACCCTTTGGCATACCATCAGAAACAAATGCTCCAGCTAACCATATAGTTCCTGTTGTTCCCACATTAGCTCCAAGCACGGCAGCTACTGCCGCTGGTAGAGGAACTGCCCCAGACGCAACAAGAGCAATGATTGCGGTGGTGGATAGAGATGACGATTGCCACAACAATGTCATGACGATACCACCAAGAAACATCCAAAGTGGATTATGAATAAAATACGACAAATGGTCAAGGTTTCCCATTGACTTCATACCACCCGAAAACATTTTTAGTCCGATATAGAATACTACAAGCCCAACAAGAGTTGTAATAATTGGGTTACCTAAATCCATTTTCTTCACCTTTTTGATTAACTTCTTAGTTTCACTCATGTAAGATACCTCTCTCAATTATATAGTTACCATTTTTTCATTGTAACAAAAGAATAACAAAAAAGGGGTGCCCGAAGGCACCCCCAAGTTTGTAGTCAAGTTTCTTATTCTTACATAAGGTTTGTAACCTTGACCCGACGATAGTAAGCATTCGCATTCGCTGTGAGCGCAATCGTTGCCGCAGTATTGGCAGCTTCTGCACCAGCAACCGCAAATGGGTTAGCAGCCATGCCGTAACGAGTCTTGAACCCGATTTTCGGCTGGAATGTGTCCTCACCAACCGCACGAACCATCTGGAGAGGAACATACGGGCAGTAGAACAAGCCTGCGTCATAAGGCGAAGTTCCCTTATAACCAACAACGTAGTATTGCGAGGCAGCTACGTTGGCAGCATACGGGTCAACATAGACCTTGTAACGACCATTCATCACACCAGCAAATGTGGTGGATGTGTCATCAACATTGAGATTGTTGTTGAGGGCAGGTGTGTAATCCAGAACACCAGCCATCTGAAGGGCAGAAGCAACATCAGCCGACACAATCAGCATGTTACCTTTACCACGACGAGTTCTCTGACCAATCGCATTCGCATCTCTTTCGATAGCGAACATCAAGCCTTTGAACTTCTCAACCGACCAACGACCATTGGAGTCTGTGTCCAAGTCGAAGATACCGGCTGTCGTTGTGTTGATTTGAGCGCCAGCTTCGGCAGTCTTGTAAATCGAGCGAACAACCTCACGGTTGATTTCCGCAAGGATTTCTGTCGAAAGAATGTTGGCAAGTTCTGTCTCGGCATCCAAACCGTGGATAGCTTTGAGGTCTTGTGCCAGTTCCATCGAATACTCGGCTTTCAACGCACGGGAAACTGCCGTGACCGTTGACTTGTCGATGCTGAACGACATTTCAGCAAAAGCGTTTGTGCCACTATCACCAAGTGCCTCAGCTTCCGCTGTTGTCATACCAGTTGCGAATGTGTAAGTGCCAGCAGACGGGCTGTCGTTAAGAACGGCAGGGTTGCTTTCACTCGCACCAATGTCTCCACCACCGATTGTGCCGGCAGCGTTCTGGTTCGAGAAGTCACCAGAGAAGCCGTTAGCGGCCGCACCAGTTGTCTCATCAACCAACGCTTCTTCACCGTCCATCGACAGGTGACGGGCACGCATGGCAAAGATAAGACCAGTCGGTCCTGTCATCGGCTGAACACCGCAAATGTCATACGCAATCAGGTTTGGCATTGCACGGCGAACCAGCGAAATCAGGATCGGGTCCCAGTTCTGAACACCAGAGGTGTTACTTGTGGGCACACTCTCCGAGAGGAAAGCTGCATCTTCTCTAAGAGCTTTCTCTTGGTTTTCGAGGATAACAGTGGTAACAGACCGCTTATAGGCATCTTCAATCTGAGGAAGATCGGGATGTTCTAGGACTGGCGACCACTTTTCTTGTAGATGTTCTGCTTGAAACATTTGTTTCTCCTTTGTTTTTATTACATCTATTGTATTATAATATTAAACTTAGCGCCCGTTAATACGAGTCTCGACACGACCGATAGCTGACATATATGCCTTCATCGTATCACTCGTATCAATGTCCTGTGCGGCGCTTCCGTAGTCATCTTCATCATGAACAAAAGTCTCTTCTAGCATTTCAGTTTTCGGAAAATAACTTTCCTTCAACGTGTCAAGCTTAGAGCGATAACTATCTTCGCTTGTAAACTCAACGTCTTCTACCAAAGAGGCAAACTTCTCAATCTCTGTATTGGTCAAATCAGAAGCAACTTCTGTGATGACCTGTTCCCGAACTAGTTCAGAGTTGACACCTTTCATTTCAATATTTTGTTCCATAATATTATTCAACTGCTCTTCCAGTTCAGCAATCTTTTCAGATTGTGCTTCCAGAACGTCATATTTTTCGTCTGGAACGTCAATGTAATGATCTTCAAACAACTGTTTCAATCCAGAAATAAAGTCTTCTGCAATCTCACCTTTAAGTCCACGCTCAATTGCTAACTCGTTTTCTTTCATCCATTCCTCTACAACGTAGTCGAGGTATTGATCTACTTTTTCTGCGAGAGCTTCTTTATACTCATTGACTTCTTCAGCAATCGCAATCTGTTGTTCTTCAACAATCCGTGTAACTTCTTCACGGGTCTTCGACTTAACGGCCGCTTCAAAGATTGTTGCGGCTTTCTCTTTAAACTCTTCCGAAAGTTCTTCACCATCAACCAATGCTTCAACATCGGCAGTGATGTCGATATCTTGAATGTGCATTTCTACAACTTCATCAATATCGTTTTCAAATTCCTCATGGTAACCCATTGTCATATTACCATATGTGGCCATGAGGTCTTTTTTATGCATACCTTCCATGTTTTTATGCATTGCAGCCATGAGGTCTTTCTTACTCATATCTTCCATTTTCTTATGCATGGCAGCCATCAAAGTTTCTTTAGTCGCATGAGCCATCTCGTCTTTCTGCTTATCTTCTTCATCATCATCGTCTTCATCTTCGTCTTCATCTTCATCTTCGTCTTCATGTGCAGCTTCGGCTCTGACCTTTTTAATCTTTTGCATGGGGTCAGGCTTACCCGCAGCCTTTTGCTGTGCATCACCAGATACCTCTGTTGCTTTATCAGCGGCAACATCAGTCGGTGAACTAGCGGCATCGGCCTTGACAACGGCTTCACCACCATCTTGCACTTCGTCATTACCCACTGTCTTTGCTTTTTTCATCTTTTCAGCAGGGACGGAACCTTTTGTGGGAGCATCGTGGGCAGCTTCTTCAAGTTCTGCCAAAACCTCCGCTTCAAGTTCCTCTATTGTTTGGTCTAATTCAGACATAGGAAGTCTCCTTTTGTTAGATAATATTTATAAATTATAATTTTTTGAGGAATTTAGCAAACTCCAATGCTTCCATATTCGCTTGCCTTTGACGCTTTTTAACATCAAACTTCTTCTTTACCTCTGCAACATGTGCTTCAATCAACGAACCATTGTTCCAAACCCACTCTTTTCCTTCCATAACACCCTCTACGAAAGCGTTTGGAGCGGAAGGGTCTGCAACAATATCAGCCGCTGCCGCAAGGTAAAAATCATCTCTCACATACTTGGCACCATTCCTCTCGTCCAAGCTTCCCATGCCTCTAGATGAAACACCCAACTTTGTTCCCTCGTCCATCAAAGTCTTGACGATTTTACCCATAGGTGTTTCTAAAATACGAGCTTCACCGAGAACATTACTGCCATCTGGCTTTAGTGATGTAACTAGGTGTGAAACTCTTTCAAGATTGACTGTAGGGCCGTCTGGATGACCTAATTCACCAAATGCCCTATTCTCATCAACAAATTTTCTATTGTAGTTTCCTACTTCTTTCATCAACACATCTTTAGGATAGATACGACCATTACGGTTCTTGATATCTCCCTGCATGAAGATGCCACGAATTTTGTAGTCTTTCTTACCGTTTTCTTTTTCTTCACAGATGTACTCTACATCTTGAATTGATTCTGAAATAAGTTTCATAGTGATTATGCTCCTGTATTTCCTACAACAACCTCTTCTACTAAAACAGCACAATCACTTCCAGAGCTTTCATTTATCACTGAAATACGAAATTCTGTTTCAGCCCGGTCATATAGAAGAAGTCCTGGCCCTGTCAAGTTTTCTGTTCCCTCTTCCAGCAATATTGCGTTAGCACCCGTATCACTTTCATTATCTTGTGCGATAGGAACACCAGAAGCAAATCGTAAAGACCTGTCTACATTAGGGATTACTGTTGCAGAACTACTTGCTTTCAAGTAAAATGCGTTTGATGAAGTTGCAACTGATTGATCATCTGAAATAAGAAAGAGAGCATCTTGACCGCCAAACTCTGTCACTCTGAACTGAGCGCCAGGAGATAACTTGCCAAGAGTTGCTTCATGTGCCGCATCATCGGCTGTCTGTGTTGCAGTGACCGTTCCCGCAACTCTTAAAGGTCTAAATGACATATCTTACTCCTACGTTGACAACATTTCTTTCTCAAAGTATCTCATAAGTTCTCTTTCAGTAACACCAAACTTTTTTGACACTTCTTTTATAGTTTTCTCAAAAGTATTTAGGAAATCTGAAGGTTTAGCATCCATGATTTTGAAGATGGAATCGACTGCTTTCCGCATTTTAGGAGACAATTTCTTGTATTCCTTCGATAATTTATGCTCATCTTTCTCTACAACTGTAGTTTTATAAACCTCGTCAAGACTCTTCAGTTTCATAACTCGTATCCTTGACAAAATCATTTGCTAGTTCTTGTCTGTGGCTCTCTAATGCGTCACCGACTTTACTCATCATAATATCAGAAAACTTAGATTCTGCTTCTAAATTATCACCAGACTCAACGGCATCTATAATTTCTCTATTCATTTCTTACTCCTCTGGTTGCTCTTCCTCTGGAGGAACCTCTTGTGGATTATATACTGTGCTATCTTCTGGCGGTCCAGGCTCTCCAGCTTTGCCTGCCGCTGCATCATCTCTCCTGATACCACCATGTGCATCAGGTAGATTTATACCACCATCCTCTGGGTCCATATTTGCCTCTTTATTTATTTGCTTTTGCATTTCTTCAACCTCAAGGTCAGTCAAACGTAAAACATTCTTTTGAACCCATTGTTTACTGAAGAATGTCCCAACATATGCCTCTATATTATTCAAAGTATTAATTCTATCGTTGAGAAGTTCTGCTTCTTTCAGTTCTGCAAAATGACCATCCGCTAGAAAATCATATTGAATATGCTCCTGTATGTTGGGCCAGTCATCAGGTGATATAATCGCTTTCAGCAAAAGTTGTGTCTTCAGAATATCTGTAAATAACGGAACAAATTTCTTTCGTATTCTCTGAACAAACTTTGTGAACTTGAGTTCATCACGGGTAATCTCTGTCGAGCGTCCCAGAGTAAACTGAGATTCTGCTTCTAGTCTTGAGATGGGAACATTGAGTGACCTAAACAACTTTCTTTGAAAGTAAATAATGTCCTCAATCTCTCCAAGATTTTGGCCACCTGGCAGAGTTGTAATCTCTGTACCCCTACCACCTTCTCGCCGTGGAAGCCAGAAATCTTCTAACATACTCATATGATTTCTATCGTCCCTAATCTCACCAGTAGATGCATCATACACCAACTTGTTACGATAACGATTCATCACATCTTTGAGATATTGTTCTGCTTTTACTTTTGGTAGATTACCAACATCAATATAGAATATTCTTCTCTCTGGTGCCCGTGATAAACGGTAAATCACCAAAGAGTCTTCCATCATCCTTAGTTGGTTGACAGGTTTGATTGCTTTATGAAGATATGATAACACTCTACCACTATTGCCATCAATCACACCAGATGTGACATAGGAGATAGCGTCTGGATGAATTTGAATGCCTTGATTGGCCCCTGTAGAACCTAGACCTTTTTCGTTGTAAAGAAAAAACTCATTAATCTTTTTAATCTTGTCAACGCCAGTCTTTACATCTTTTTCTTTTTCAATCTTTCTTACTTTTTTAATTTTAGTGGCATCAATATATCTAAGTTCAGTTATTCCTTTTTTGGGATTTTTTTGGTCAATAATTTTATGATAATAGATGCGTCCATCAACATACCACCTACGAAAAATATCATGACCTTTCTGGTCAAACTTGAGAAGTCGTAACACCTCATCAAATTCATCGGTGATTGCTCTTTTAATTTTGCTTGAATATGGTATATTGTCTAAAACGATTTGGACAGAAATATCTCTTTCGTTTGCGACGATACCCTCGTTTATGATATCTTCTATGGCAGTATCACACTCTGATTGTTGAGCGATATCTCTATACCGTCGAATTAAATCTAGATCAGTTCTTTCTTTTCCATCAGTGTTTAGATAAGAACTGAAAAACCCGCCACCGGCAATATCTATCGCACCATCATCAGAGGTTGGGGCGGTAAAAGATGTACCGCCCTCCTCTTTAGATTTGGTTATCTTATATCCAAAAAGTTCAGCCATGATAACTCCTACTAATTCTTATATTTAGTAGGTTTAATATTAGAAGTTCACAGCAGAGGCTTCAAAGTGTTGATATCTCCATGTGCATACGAATTCTTCAATTGCATCAGCAGACCCTGCGTCCAATGCGATTGATGAGATAGAAGTTGGCCATGCACTTCTGAAAATATATGTTTTCAAAATTGTATCATCTCTGTCCAGTTGGT